TCTCTAGCCCCTTTCGAAAACTCTTTTTACCTTCAGGGTCTTTACGACCTGCTTTACGCTCTTGTTCCAATCTTGTTTTGATTGGAGACTTACCACGTCTTGTACCAATTTTTCTAGCCATCTTAAGCTCCTAGATTATCCTCTTGTCTTACCACGCATTGCAATACCATCACGAGGGCATTTACCAACTTTACCGCCGTGTTTCATCTTCTTAACTTCCTTCTTTACTGGTGGGCGTCCACGTTTAGTTCCGTAAGTTCCTTTACCGTATGGCATTTCCTTCTCCTATAATTGTTAAACTATTCTTTCCACTACTTAACCCTGATACAATAAGTCCAATCATGGGCCTCCTCCATATTTAATAAAACCTAAAATAACTCCTGCAATACTACCAAGCCAAACTAAAGTTTTTACCGCACCTTTACCCATAGATATATTTGTTTGCAGTTCTTTTATATCTTTGCTGTTTTGTTCAACATCTTTATGAACATGGTCTAATTTTGTTTCTAACCTTAATAAACATTGTTCTGTCTTTGAAGCCATTTTAACATTTCCACCTTTTTCTAGCCTGACGTAACCTTGAGTTAGGATTCTTAGCTGCTTTAGGAAACTTCTTCATTTGTCCTGCACTACGTGCACAAAATGATTTACGTCTCTTTGCAGCTTTAGAACCTTTCTTAACCTTTCCAGTTACTGCTGTTTTCAATTTACTACCAGGGTTGGCTCTACGATAGGCTTTGACCCCTTTCGTTGTCATTCCTGCCCCCGATTTAGTCTTTCTAAAATTACCCGACTTAACCGAAGTTTTAATTCCCATACCCTTTTTTCTGGTAGTAGCCATATACCTCTATGCGTAATAAAAATGCATCATATCTATTGTTCCAACAGTATATTTAATTGACATACCGTCTGCGAACAAAATACCTGCACCAGGCACTGTATAACCTTCGACACTATTATCTGTGCCGATAGTTCTTGCTTTAAATAAAGTTGTACCCGATTCTGGGGTACCATTAATCAACTCAATAACTCCTGCTGAACCGCCTGAAACTATTGAATAACCTTTCAGTCTTACTCTATCACCAAATACAGCTTGTGCTGCACCTGTAGTAGAACCTACTTTCATGTTTGCTGCAAATTGAGCTGAACTTGTTACTGATGTAATTGTTTTAAAGTATTTTGTACCATCTACTGCTTCTGCTGAACCAGTTGAGGTAATAACTTCTGTTAAAGAATCTCCAAAAACATCTGTTCCAACGATAGTGTTTGTTTTAGCATTATCGCCTGTGCCAGTTGTGGTAACATTTAAAATCCTTGCACCACCTGATGCGAAACTTGCGTTTGCAAGAGTTGCAGTTGTATTAGGTCGTGCCGCTGTTACAATAAAATCATCATCTGCTGCAACTTCGTCACTTACAAAGGTTACTTGAATATCTGGATAACCTGCCATATTAATCTCCGTTAGTTATTAACTGTGGGTCCGAAGACCCACAATTAAAATTATTTATATAATGCCATAAAGGTTGATTAATGAATAATCAGTAGTTACATTAACAATCATAACTGTACCAATTACTTGTATAACATCACCTGCAGCTGGTCCAACAGCACCAGTAGCACCTAATGGTACTGCATGGTTACCTACGACTAAAGTTCCTGAAGTTAATACTGTAGCTGGTCCTGAAACTGCAAACCAACCATAATAGGCTGCTGTCATGTCTATAACTGTGACACCCATTGTTGCACCTGTAGTTGTAGCAGCTTGACCAATTAAAGCACTAAGTGGGTCAGCAATTAATGTTACTTTAGTATCATCAGATTCTAAAGCTGTTTTTAAATCATCATAACAAGTAATAATAACACTTGGATCAGATGAGTGGTCATGAGCAGGATTAGATTTAATCCTAAGCATTTGACCTTCACCTGTTGCATCATTTATATAAAGGTATCCACCTGCATATTGATCTGCTGTAAGGTCTGTACCCGCAGTTTCTACCGATATTGCTGTTTCACCAGCAGCCACATCAGCAGTAATTGCCAAATCAAAATGATGTGCGATTGATGCAGCGTGAGTTACACATTTACCTGCAGTTACTGCACCAGCACCCATTTTACCATAACGATAAGTTGTATTACCGTAAAGTAATAGGCTTCCTAAAGGAAATAACTGAGTTGAACTTTCTGTATAAGGGTCTACAGTATTTGCAGAGCTTCCACCTTTTCCAACAATAAAGTCAGATGCTGCATATCCAGTTGCTGCTGTATATTTTAAATGTGAACCAGTTGTAGTAATCATTCTACCAGATGAATCAAACGTCATCTTGTCTGTATAAGCACCAGTAGTTGAATTTTTAGAAACGACTTTCAGACCAGATTCTGACCTGACTGTTCCGTTAAAAGTTGTATTTGCCATTTTTATATCTCCATACAAAGTTGTACTTATCTATCGTGTATGCGTCTGTTCGGGGCAGTAAGATAAGCAGTTGTTCCCGATATATAAAGTATACTATATTTATAAATAAATAAAAGAAAAAAAGAAGACCCAGCGAGAGAGTGCCAGGTCTTCAGAATGGTGTTTAGAACTATGAAAAACTAAACACCCTCAAGTGTGCTTATTAAGCACCTTGTGATCCCCACATTCCTAGAGGGTCTGACCAACCAAATGAATATCTTTCACGGGCTTTGTATCTAACATTGCCTGTATCAAAATCTCCATCCATAGATGTAGTTAATGATGTTCTAGTAAAATGCTTTAGACCATTTGGTACATCGGTTGTTAAGAAATAGCCATCTGTATCAGTTAAGTAATGATTGATAGCATATCCTTCAGGTATTGCACCATTGTTTCTAATTGCGTTGATGTCATTATCAGCTGTGCCTGTTCTTTGCTCAGTATCTAATAAACGGGTTGCAACGAATTGTAACGCTGGTGGAATGATTAACTTACGTGGTTTAGCAGCAATCAACAAATCTCTTTCATCAGTCCATGCAGCTATTTGAATAATTGCATTTTCTAATGATGACTCGTTTAAGTCAGCAGCTGTTGATTGGGTATTGCTATTTGAACCGCCAGATACTAACGGATGGTCTGTAGCAAATAATACTTTGCCATCACCACCAGTGTAACTAGAGTCCCAACCATTGTTTAATACGTTAGATGCTTTCACTTGTTTTGTGTTAGACATTGAACGTGCTAAAGCTTTAGTATATCTCGCAGATAAAGTGTCGTAGAGATTATCTTCGACTGCTTCTTCTGTTACTGAGAAACCTAAAGCAATGGTTTCGTGATTATACCTAGCTGTAAAGGCTTCTTGTGCATTGTCATAAGCGACGGCGGAACCCTCGTCTTTGACAGGTGCTTGTCCAAAACCAGCTAGTTTTGTTTCTTCTTCAAAACTACGTTCTGATGTTTCAGCTTCGTAGATTTCTTTGTGCTCTTCACCATAACGACTGTATTCCATTCCGAATAAAGCATTAAGGCCAGGGAGCAACTCTTTTAATAACTGAGCTCTTGAAATTGCCATGATTTATTCTCCTTTAAATACCAGTTGCGTTAGTGTATGAATGTTGAGCAATGTTAAACTTCACTAATACATCAGTATAAGTATCGCCTACTGATGAACTTGGTGAATTAACAAAACCAACGACTCTAAAGCCCTGTGTGGTTGTTGCTACTGTAGCATCTAGTGCTGTAGTAGAATTTCCTGTTGTAGTAGAACCAGTAGAAGTAGATTGTACTGCTGCTAATGGAGCGTTTGCTCCAAGAGTAGCTTGAGCCATAGTGGCATCTGCTTGAACTTGAAATACAACATCAGGGTCGTCCACAATATAACCAACAGCATCAGATGCTGATGTGCTTGCTGGCCAATATTGGCTAAAAGTCTTCTGACTAGAATTAGGGTCTGTATATGAACATCCAACGAATACACCAATTGTTCCTGCAGGGAAAACTGAAGAGTTAGAACCAACAGTGGTTACTATCTCGATTGTTCCTGCTGCAACAATAGATACGATGCTTCCGTTATAGATATTTGTGTCATACGCAGACGCTATTTTAATTTGACGAGTAGAACCAGCATAAGGCTGTCCACCAATCAAATTTACGGGTTTAAACCCATAAGGTGCGGCTGAAGTTGCCATAATATTATCTCCTTAAAGAATTATTTATTACCTTTCCCAAAAGAAGTGGTTGATTTTTTTTCAGAGAACAACGGCATTCTAGGGTCATTTTCTCGCATCAAGTTGTTGTCTACTGCTTTTTCTTGAGCTCGAGCTTTTTCCTTAAAATATTCATTTCTCTGATCTACCATTTCCTGTGGCATTTTACATAATAGCAGTCCGCCAATCTCAATACCGTCCTTGAATCTTGAATTAGGGTCTGCTGGTATACTTACTTCTGGGTGTTCTGAATGTTTCACAGGTTCCCAGCCTTCACGCATACGAGAGGACACATTTAAATTATCAGCTTCGTTAGCTAATGAAACTCTAATCCAACGATATGCCCAGCCAGCTTCATGCTTAATTTCTGGTAATGTTGATCGAGGTTCCCATTGCTTTTTTCGAACTTCAGTTTCTTTACGAGTTACTGCTTCTCTACTTTTACGACTATTTGATTTATCCATTTGTATTCTCCGTTTTAATTAATTCACGTGCATATTGCTCTGGTGTCAGCTTGAATTTCTTTGCTAAAGCTAACTGAGTTTTAGTCAGCCTAATCTTTTTAGGACTAGTCGACCTTGTTGCTGGAGCAACTACAGTTGAAGGTTTGCGTTGGGCAGGTTTTGCCTCTTCCAACGAATCAGTTTCCCCAAAATTCTCTGGGAAGCGTTTTTGCATCGTTTCATCTATACGACGATAGTATTGGTCAGACGATGGGTCAATCCCACTCCTAACTAATTTTTCATGCAACCCTAGGGCTAATGAAGTCATTTCTTCATCTTTCCCAAACCAAGTGTTTTTACCTTGCCAAGCAAGAGCTTTTGCATCTGGTCTAGCAACTCTAGGTTGTGTTGTATCTTGCTCTGAAGATACCTCATTTCCTGGAGTTTGTAAAGCCTCTTTGCTATATTGTGGCTTCCTATCTTGAGCTTGGCTTAATTTAAACTGAGCCTCATTCATCTTAGTTTGGGCTGCCACTAACTTTTCACCATCGCCCATATCATACGCATCTTTATATTCTCTTTGAGCATTCGCTAAATCAGTTGTGTGCTTCTCTTGAAGGGTCTTAATATAATCTTCTTCCCCTAATGAAAGTGTTTTCCTTAACTTTTGATTTTCTTGTACAGAAAATGCAGCAACTCTTTCAGCTTCCTGCCTTTGTCTTTCAGCAGCTTCTTTCTCACGTCTTTCATCGTGCCAAGCTTTCTTAAGTTGAGCCATACGTTGCTTTACTCTATCTGAATATTCATCTAAAGTATCAGCTTCCAGCTCGTCTTTAATATCTTCAGGTAGAGGGTCTCTATTTCTATCAGCTTTAGGGGTATCGTCCTCTACCTCAACATCAAAATCTAACTCTAGCTGTTCAGGTTCATCTTTTTTAGTAGCTTCTTTTTTGGGCTTTTTGGTAACTTCAACTTCGCCTGTAGCTTCTTCTGTAGCAACTTTCTCAGCTTTGTCTTCCTTTACCTCTACTTCTTCGCCCTCCATTTGTAGCTCCTCTGGAATTTCATTAATAATTTCAGTTTTTGCCATGTCTACCTCCTATGCACGTTCGTAGCCTCGTGGGTCATCCACTACAGCTTCTACAGTGTCGTCGTTAATAATGCGAAACTCATTACCAAAAATTTTGATTCGAGTTCCAGAATATGCCCTAGTAATAACGAAGTCTCCTTCTTTACACCAAGGTCCTGTTGGAAAACGCTCTTCGTCCTTATAAGCGGTGTCTCCCAACTTCATCACAAATAAAACTACAGTTGAATGTTCTTCAATAGTTTTAGTTTTATCGGATTTGATTAGCCCACTCTTATAAGCCTCATCTACTTGAGGGACCGCACATAAAATACGGTAGCCTTTAACATCAGGTAACTGAGCGGGGTTTTGTTCTGCTGGTTCGTCTTTAGTAACACCATTAATTGGTATACCATTAGGCGTAACAATCTCTGTTTTTAAAGTTTCAATTTTACTCATCATCTTCCTCCATATGCCTTAACATAGAAGCTATAAATCCTTGAGTAAGTTGAAATCCTCTGATAATACCACACGCATGCATATACTGTGCGTGCTCTTCGGCTCTACCTTGAGCCATATCATCTTTTATGCGTTGTTCTTCTTCGCCAATTTTATTAGCGAGAGCCATTAACGTTTCGTCCATCTATCTCTCCTGTTTTTTAGTTTGCGTTGTATTACGTTTTTCCTTCTGTTGTTTTACAGCTTCAGCACCTAACTTAGTGCCCTCTATAAATTCTTTTGCGTCCAACTCTTTTTGTTGGTTGACTGCGTCAGCACCAATCTTGGCACCAGCGATTCTTTCTTGTGACTCCATCTTCATTTTATCTAACTCAAGTCGAGCTTGCTCAAGAACTGAATCATTATTCATTTTCTTAGCTTTAGCTTGAGCTTCTAACTGTTTAATTTCAAGTTCTTTTTTCTGCATTTGTAGAAGTGGGTCTTCTTGTTGTTGTGCAATTTCTTTTTGTTTAGCTTCAGCAATATTTTTTTGTAATAGCTGTTCGCCTGATTTAGCTACAAGTCTAGATAATTCAACTTCCACATCTTCTGGTAATGCTTCCTCTGGTGGAGGTAGTGGTGCTCCGAGTTCTTCTTCGAGTCTTTGTCTGTATGCAAAAGCAATATGTTCTGCAATATGAGCTTCCATAGCAGAATAAATTTTTGTAGCGTTTGGACTTTGCCCAACCATTTCTCCCACTATAGGGTCTTTTATAAATGCCATATGAGTTTTAATATGAGCTTCAGAGTCTTGGTAAATAAATGCTTTCACAGGTTTACTGTTAATAATATCCATGTTTTCTGAAACAGGATTTTTCGGTTTCATATTATCTTTTTCTGGTATTAATTTCTCTTTATTTTTAACCCCTAAGACATCTAACATCTGACGATTAAGTTCTACCATATCGTAGATGTCTGGGTTCTGTTGTGCTAACTGCATAACTGCTTGATACTGTACAACCTTCTGAGACATTGTAGCGGCATTTGGGTCAGATACTGGAATAACTTCACATTGGTCATAGTCAGCTTGTTTAGCGTCCTTTGACCCTTTTGCTGGAGTGTACCCATATTCATCATCAGTATAATCTCTAATAATGTTTTTAATTAATCTAAACTCTTGCCTCATAGCGTAATGAATACGGCTTTGTACCGCAGACATAACTTTTAATGTTCTTTCTAAAATAGCTAGTGTTGTACCAACGGGTGCATTTGCCGACATATCTGAAACTTTTAAATCAGCAGCACTTGCAAATCTTCTACCTTCATCAATAATTTGGTTCATCAACTGATTTAAAACTTGACTTGGCTCTTTATAAGGGAGTGGTAATATATTATCTCTAATACTACCTGATGGTACATCTACATCTCTAAATTCAGCAGGAGAAATCGGAGTATCATCCCCTTTAATTCTAAGTCCTCTAGACTTAAACCCGCCTGGTAAATTAGATAGGGTACCTGCATCAACAAGTTGTCTTAATATCATCGTACCTGATTTAGCAAACGCTCCAATTAAATGTATTAAACCAAAGTGATAAAATCCAAAACCAGGGACATAACCATAATGTACAAAGTGTTGGCGTTTTTGTTTAGTCTTATCATCTTGACTCCAATTACGTCTAATTGCTAAAATAGTTGAAGTTGATTTTTCTACAGTTACTACATAAGGTAATGCAATACCTGTTTGTTCTCCATCTTGCTCATCTTCATATCCTTCTAAGTCAAGGTCAACATGCATCTCTAATATTTTAAAACGACTATCAGTAGTTGCACTAAAGCCCATCTTCTCGGCTATCTTTTTCTCTACATCATCTAAGTCATAGGTTGGCTCACCTAAGTCAACATCTCGGTAAAATTCTGCTACTTGTAGTTTACGTAAATCATTTTGTGTTTTACGCATCACATGAGTAACCCTTTCTGCCGTTTCCAAATCTGAAGCCCCGTATGGCACTACAAGGTCTTCAGCAGGAATATACATAGAAACTTGGCGTTCTAAATTTGGGTCATAATATACTTTTTTGAAAGCATTACCTGCCAGTCCTAAACCCCATAACATTCTTTCATGTTCAGGTCTATACTCGGTCATCTGCTCAGTAAGCTGATAGTTCATGTTTTCTTGTACACGAGCTGCAGCATCTTTATTCTCATCTGTTTCTTTACCAATAATCTGTGTCTTAACAGGACCTGATGCTGGGAATGTTTCGGTCATAGTTTCAGCTTGAAACTTCACAAGTGTTTCTGTCATCAATGGGTGGTATACATTACATGCTCCTTCCCATGGTTCACTTCTATCTTCTAGTTTAAGACCTAAAAGGTCTAAGCCTTCTACATAAGTATCCAGCCAATCTTTTCTTGAAGTTATATCCCCTGAAAAATCTTCTAGTAAATCACCTGCCAATTTCTCAAGTAAATCTTCTTCACATTCTTCAGCAAGGTTTTTATTAAACTCCTCATCGTCTATACGATCAGGGTCAATGTTAATCTCCATATCTCCTGCTTTGATAGTAACTTCTTCTGGGTCTACAATTTCTATTTCTAAATCAGGCTCTATGCTACCGAGCTCTTCCATACCTTGAGGGGCTTGATATAACCCTTTATCTACATTATTATCTTGTGCCATTATTTTTTCCTCTTTTTCTTAAACCCAGCTTTCATACGAGCATAGGCTTTATCAGAAATAGTTGATTTAGATTTAGGTCGGCTAGTACCTGCTTTTTTACGTGCATTAATGTTTGCGTATAAACCTTTTTTGCCTGGCATAAATCCTCCTATAAAATACAAATAATTAATAGTACTAACAATACAACATTGATAATACGACAATATTTGTTATATTCTTTTATTAACCATTTTGCTTTCTCTCTAATTAGTTGATATAACATAGTAACCTCCTATTTTTATAAAGTATATAAACGATTTTGATTATGTCTTCTAAAACTTGGTATATCATCTTCTTCATCACTTGGCAACCTAATAAATCCGCCTTGTCTAAACCGCATAAGTGCGAGGGTTGTAGCGTCTACTAAGTCATCATTTGCACCTGAAGGAAAATCGTTACATTCCTCAATAACTTCATGTGCCCAACGTCTGTCGGGTGCCCATACAATACCCGCACTAAACAAATCAGATACTGCGTTAACTCTGCTAATTTTATCCTGTCCTTTGCCAGGTGTAAACTCTCCTACAGGAATCCCCATTCTTCTAAATTCTTGGTAAAGAGCAGCTCCGTTAGATTTTTTCTCTACAATAAAAGAATCAGGTTCCCATGATTTGTATTCTTCAATACATAACTCTTTAAGCTCTGGAAATTCTAACCTTCTTTTAATAGCATCTAGTAATATTATATTATAATTATCTGTTTTTTCATTAAGAAATACACCCCAAGTCAATAATGCATTATAGTCAGCACGAGTATTTTTCTCTTGGGCAGCATCAAGTGTCATTATAGTAAATTCACAAGATGGTGGGCCCTCTTCTTCCCATATATTCCACCATTCTCTTTTAATTAACGCCCCTTCTTCAGAAGTCGGGTTTTGTAAATACTGTGCGTTCCAATATCGTATATCTATGGCTGCCCGTCTCTCTTGTAATTCTTTTAATGGCCAAAACTCAGGCCATAATGACTTTTCTTCCCCATCTTTTTCTAAAATCGCAGGAAACTCAACTACTTCCCAGTCATTAACTTCATCATTCTTAATCATTTGGTTAACAATCTGTCCTGTTAAGTCTAATTTAGACCAACGAGTCATCACCACAATAATCGCACCGCCTGGCATTAGACGTTGTAAGGGTCCTGATTGAAACCATTCCCAAGCTGGTAGAAAAATATCGGGTTTTCCTAGTTTTGCGTCTTGCTCAGAATGAGGGTCATCAATAATAAACAAATCAGCCCCCCGACCAGCAAGAGCCCCGCCCACACCAATAGCAAAATACTCACCATTAAAATTCGTACCCCACCTTGATGCCGACTTAGAGTCTGCTTGCAGCGAAACATCAGGAAAGACATCTTTATACGAATCCGAGCCCACCAAATTTCTAACTCTACGCCCAAAATTGACAGCCAAATCTGCCGTGTGCGAAGCCATGATAACTTTCTTCGCAGGGTGTTTCCCCAAAAACCACGCAGGGGCGAGATAAGAGATGAGTTCACTTTTCCCATGACGGGGTGCAATATTAACAATAACTCGTTTCCTTTTGCCCTCAGCAATCTCTTCAAATAACTTAGCCAATTTCGCATGATGTGCTCCTACTTTATAATCTGGGTAAACATGTTTAATAAAATCTAAAAACTTTTCTTTTCCTTGTTTCTTAGTTAATTCTTTCTTGTAATCTGTAAGCAACTTCAAATTATGCTGCCTTTCTGATTCACTCATCTGAGGTAGTGCTTGTTCTAGTAGTTCTAAATCTTTAGGGCTAATCATCGTCTACCTCTATGTCAGTAACATCTACAACCTCATGGGGTACATTAATGACTTTACCTCTTAACTCTTCAATAGTCTTTAATAATTCTCTTTCTAGTTCTTCCCCTGATTTAGTAATGTGGGTTACTTCAGTTTTTCTCTTAAACGCATCCACTCCATCAATTTCGCCCACAGCTTTAAATGCAGCAATACGTTCTTTTGAAGTCTTAGCTAAAGTAGCTTCTTGTAGTAGTCCATTTAAAACTGTAAGTTTAATATTTGCTAAATCTTTAGTTACCATATGGCTAGTTTGAGCTACCATACCCGCAAGATACGCTATCGTTTCATTAGGGTAGGTATCAAAATCAGGCTTGAGTTCAGGATTTAC